CTCAGTTTGGTCAATTTTAGCAATGTGGAAACCTTGACACCTACTATGCAAAGCGGGAATAACACGATTTGGATAGTTACAAGTAAGAATGAAACGAGAAGTAGTATGATACTCTTCCATAACACCACGCAACGCCGCTTGAGCGTTTGGGCTAAGATAGTCAGCCTCATCTAGTAATACAACCTTAAAGTCCCCAAATGGGATCATCTGTACAAAGTTTACAATTTTATCACGTACATCATCTACTGAGTTTGTTCGCGATGCGTTTATTTCTAAAATGTCTAAGTCATTCAAATCTAATTCATTAAACAATAGTTTAGCAAGTGTTGTCTTACCAATACCTGCGTTACCACTAAACAGCAAATGCGGAATAGTTTTTTCTTTAATCCAATTTTTTACTTGACTGCGTTGTGCGTCATCACGAAATACGTAACCATCTACTGTTTTCGGACGATACTTTTCTACCCATAATTCTTTCATGTGTTTTCCTGTTGTAATCTAAATTGACAGTAAACCTGTCCCCACAAATATTCATATATTAAGTATGCTATTATAGCACCAAAGATAGGTATTGTAAAGAAGAAATACATAATAAGATAAGCGTATACTATTGCCGCTGGCCAATCATACCATCTAACCAAATTATTCGTCTCCTCGCTCTTTGGCTTCTTTCTTCTTTTTACGTCTTGCGTAAAATCCGCCTTTGTAATCAATTTCTTCAGAACGTTGTCCTGCTTCGTAGTAGGTTATCTTTCCGCCGTTTTTTAAATATTCTTGGACGAGTTTATCGTCTGCGGTCTCCTCTTTTGCTACACGTTTCACCTCTGTACTCCTAACTCCTTGTACGCAACCTGGATTGCTTTTGATTGATAATAAGCATCCGCTAGTGCGTTATGCAAATCGTTTTGTATTGCTTTACGTGGATCGTTCTCACAACATGCAAAAAGTGTTCTAGAATCTCTTATTTGCCAGAAGTTCCACGGAATAGGTCTTCCGCCTTGGCGGAACATGTCTTCCATAATGGTATAGTCAAAACCGTATCCTTGCCCCCAAAACGTATCAACACCAACACTAAACTTACTAATTTGCTTTAAAGCGTCATCTACTGTAACTGCTCCTGTTTGGTCGAACGCTTCGTCACGTATCTCCGGTTTTTGTTTGCCCCACCACTCTATTGTATCGTCACTTGCGGTACGACCTAATCTATCTTGGTCTTCAATACAAATTTTAATATAGAATTCTGAGTGAGGTTCGCCGTTAGTTTTTGGATCAAACTTAACACCACCGAGACTTAGTACAGTTGCACCTGGCTTTGTGTCAATGGTCTCTAAGTCTATTGTTGCATGAATAGCCATACTTATTTCCTATTCTCTTGTCCAATGCCTGAAATAATTAACATTACATATAGTATAGGCCAACCCCAACCTGTAATGTATCCGCTTAAATGTAGTACTAATAGTGCTACGCCTGTTGCACCTGTAGTACCAATACCGCTTGTTTGCGATGATATTTTCATAGAATCTCCTAACGTTTATACATATTATAACGCATAAACTGTTAGGAGTCAAGTATTATTTTAATTTTTTAGATAAAATTGGTAAGTTCGGGTGCTTTCCAACCTTCTGGTTTTAGCACTTTACCGTCATCACGTTTGATAACTTTACCTGTATCCGGATCAATTTTAGCAAAGTTTGTGTCCATTACTTCTTTCCATGCACCTTCGCCATTCATTCCGCCTGCTCGAACTGCACCTATTGTAACAACTAAGATATCAATTAATGCATCTAACTGTTCAATTCTGTCGTTGTCTGCAATAGCATCTTCTAGTTCGCCTACTTCTTCTCGAATTAGATCAAGATACATTTTATAGTTTGCTTCGCTTGGCGCTTGATCGCATGCCGTTGCGAATTTATTAATATCTGCAAATACGTCTGTCATTTATTTTCCTATGCGTTTATGAAATCTTGTGGGTTGATATCTATTGAACCACCATTGGCTGTTTCATCGCCTATTTGGTGATCATTTGGCTTTTCGTCTGCCATTGCTAATATACATTCATCGTCTACCATATGAATTGTAATTTCGCCTTCATCGTCAGTATCAACTTTCATACCACGTGTCCAGCGTCCGTGTTCAATTAGTACCCATTGATTCTTTTCATACGGGTCATTGTTTTCAGGACCTTTAGAATAAACTCTAGCCCAACGTGGATATATGCCACGCTGTTTACCGTCGTCACCTGCGATAATAATTCCGCCTCTAGTAACTTGTTCACCAAAGTGCATATCAGTTACAAGTACTCGCTTACCGATTGCTCTTAAATTACCTTTTATTGCGTTTACATTAGTTGGCATTGTTTTCCTCTTATTTTGTGTTGTCCCACCAGAGCCATCCGGTGATAATAAATTTTGTATCTTCTTTTGCTATTTGTCCTCTATGGATATGTGTAAGTCCTGCAGGCCAAATAACTGTTTTGCCTTTTACTGCTTTTGTAGTTATCTCTTGGTGCATAAACTCAGTACCCCCATCTGGCACATCATTTAGGTAAGTCATATACACTAGAGCTCTATCACTTGAAAGTTGTGTTCCGTCACAATGCCATTTATAAAAACCTTCAGAAGGTTCATAACATTGTATTTGCGGTAACTGTGACATTTCAAGTTTACCAGCATACTTTAGAATTTTATATTTCTCTAAGTAGTGATCTATAAAAGAAGAAAGTTCTGCAAAATAGTCTGGCCACCTAAACATTTCTGCTGGGCCAATTTTTCCTGCTTCTTGCAATGGAAAGTCTGTACTCTTTTTTGTAGTATGATCAACGGTGTCTGCATCTCCAACAACACCGTCATTCGTCAAACCTCTTTTATGGCCTTCTTGATAAAGACCTAATAATGCATTGCAAATTGATTTATCGTTGAGTTCATACTCTTCAATAAAATTGGGTAGCATCTATTCACCTTTTGGTACAAAATTTCCGTTGTCGTCTTCGATCCATTCTTGATCATCACCAAATTCTTCTGCTTCTTTTGCAGTAGGTTCCGGAGCCTTCTCGACTTTTGCTTGCGCTCTAGTTTGCTTTTTTGCTTTAGGTGCTTCTTCTACAACTTCGTCTGCTTGTACAGATTCTGTTGATCTACCAGGCATTTCTTCGTGTGCTATAGCATTGTTTGTTTCGTAGTAGTCACGCATAAGCTCTTCACGTTTCTTAATGATTTTGCCACCTGGGCCAATTTCATCACCACGTGCATTTACTCTTGCATTACCTACTGCTGGTGTTAATTCATTACGTGCTTGTAAAAGATCCATATCGACCATTTTACCACGCATAGTTTTATAAGTTTTTCTGCTGTTACCTTTTAGTGCCATTTTATTCTCCTAATGGGGTTATATACGTATTTATCTAAGGAACTCTCGCCAATCCAGGTCATATTGGATTGAGTCTATTTTGTGTATACCTATTAAGTATAGCACATATGATGCTACAGAGCTACCTCTACCTACACCCCATACAATGTTATTCTCACGCATGAAGTCTACAAGATAGATCATATATCGTAATAGGTTGTGCATATCACGTTCTTTGTATGCTTCCATTTCTTCCCATATACGATCTTGTACATGTTGTTCGCAAGGTGTTTTTGCTTTGCCTAGTACATATTCATATACATTAATGTCTTTGTATTCATCAGGCATAAACCATTCACTTTGACATACACCGTCAAACGTTTTTTCGTCTACATCTAATGGAATATACTTTTGTAGTTTATCAAAGCCTTGTTCTTCCATAGCCTCATTAAACTTGTCTATATCGTCAGATTGCTCACATAATACCACATGGCATTTGTCTACATTACCTGTATAGATCATTTCTACCAAGTCTTTATTTGTAAATCGCGGGATACCGAGAGAGTCTGTTTTCATAAGCATACAGTTAGTTTAACTGATATTAATTAAATTGTCAAGTCCTGATTCGCCATTTTGCTGATCTTGTTGACGTTTTTTCTCTGCTACCATACGTGTTTCTAGTTCTAGTTTATACGTATCTAGTAGCATTGATATTTGTTCTTGTACTTGAGGATTGCGAGTTTGGTAATATCGCCTGTTTAAAAGTAAGATTTTGTCTTCTATTTCACTAGTAGAGAGATTGTCAGAATTTTCAAACAACGGGTGCATTATGCATATGCGCCTATGTAGTCAGCAAAGTATACGCTACCGTTAGTTGTCCAAAGTTCAATTATGTGTACTTTAGAACTATTTGTTACTGGAGTTGACCAAAAACTTGATTCGCTAAATTTAATTGTAACACTAGAGTTCCATGCTATTGTATAAGATGCATCACTTGAAACTTCTAATATAACTTTTTGGTATGGTCCAGCATATGCATAACCTGTGATATCAAATGTAGCAGTACTTGCAGTTGTGTTACTACTTGATAATGAAATAGTATGATAGTCGCCATCTGCAAAATCAATTTCAGTTCCAGTAGTTATATTCTTTTTAGTTTTAGTAAGTGCTTTTACGTTTGGATTTTCAATAGTAACTGTATTAGTAGACGACTGAACATATGTTACGTCCTCATCTTTTCTAACAATATTAGTTTCTATATCTTCTAATCTTGTTTTGATAGAAGTATTGTTTGAATTAATAACAGTAAAGTTATCTCTAAATCCTTGGCTATCGTTGTCTTGCCCTGGTACTGGAAATTCTATATCCAAATCTGCTGTGTTAATTGGATTGTTTGCTGGTACGTCTGACATAATCTATATTCTCCTGTTGCAGTATTTATCGCACTTAGACGTTAAAGTCGTAATTTGCGAATAGTATATACTGTTCGTTGCTGTTTCCTCTAGTGCTATCTATAATATATCTATCAACTTCAAAGTTAATTGATTTGAAATCAAACGCACTGTTTTTTATATTTAATAAAATTTCATCTGCTGTGCCTGGTTTACAGTAAGTTAATACTACTGCTGGCGTATATCCAAGAGCTTCGATATTATTTTCTTGTGGTGTACGCATCCATAATGGTAAAAAGTTATTATCTGTTTCACCTACAGCGGCAATTCTATTTCTCATATTAGTTATATTACTAATATATTTTTGTTGTTGTTTGTCTTCATCTACTTTAATTGCATCACTATCAATCTTAAGTGTATTACTTATTGGTCTTCGTCTATCCGGCCAATTGTCAACTACGTCACTTGTGTTATCAAGTGTTTCGTATTGTGTACTGTTTATTGTTCTATCAACTTTACTTTTTATTTTTAATGTTGATTGAACATTGCCTGAACTATGATCTTGTGGATCTATTACATCAATGTACACAACTTCATATACTGGCACTTTAGTACCAAGTTCATATGCTACTGCTTTTTTAATACTACCAAATTTAAATTGTTTGCGTTTATGATTTTTGGCAGCCGCCGCAACAAATTTATTCATGTCAACAGTTTCAATCCCTGCATACATTAACATTTTTAATTCATTTTGTGTTCCAAATTCTGTATCGTTTGGTCTGTAAATTTTTGCTGGATCAAATACAATAGGATCACTAATAAAACTATTATACAAGAACTTTTGTTGCGATCCAAGAAATGCTTTGACTACAATATTACTGAATACTAAATCATTAGGATCGTTAATTACAATAGTAAAGTTTCTTCTAATAGCACTAAATCCATATTGATCTTCAGCTCTTGTTTTAAATGTGTAAGTTTTATCAATGCTTGTAGTGTTACCGTCAAACAACATATCGTTTGAATCAAACGTAGTTAAACCACTTACTGCAAATCCTGGATAAACTTCCCATTTTGCAGTATCACTTATAAACTCTGCTTGACTAGTGTGTGCAATTAAACATTTATATTTTGTTGTACCTACTTTAACAATGTCATCACTAACATATGCTCTGCCTGTTTTCCAAAAACTTCTATATCTATTTTCACCAAACTGTTGTACTTTACCAAATATTTCTCCGTCAAGTGCTAAAGATAATCCTGGTGGCAATCTGCCTTCTTCTTTTATATATCTTACGTTTGCGCCTTCAACACTTGTAGTAGCATTTACACTAAATGTACTTGTTAGGTTAGCATTGATAGTTCCTAATGCTTTAGGACTTATCCAATTAAGTGTACTATCTACTTTACCTAATAACTTAACTGTAAATGTTTTGTCTTTTGGTGAAGAGTTTGTATCTTCCTTACCAGGTATTGTTACAGTAGTTGTAAATTGTTCGTCTACATTTAAACGTGCATCTAATGCTTTTGTAAAAATTAAAACATCAAACAAATAACTTGCGTTATTAATTTCGCTTATTGTATATAATGTACCTTTAAGGTTAAAAGTTTTACCTTTTAGTTTAGCAAGATAAGGACTCTTTTTAATTCTTAGTGTGTATGCACCGCCCGCTTGTTTAACTAAACTTTCGTTTGTTCCGCTAGTAGGACCTGATGATGTAAATACCGTTCCAATGTCATTATTTGCCGCACCAACAGTTGTATAATCTGTAGTACCATATACACTTACAATTTCATAATTTTTGCCTGCTTTCATTTTTGTTGCAGGAGTTCTATTCTGTGGGTATGTTGTTTCGTATACTTCGAAACTTAAATCTTCTGTATTTGTTGCAGGTCCAACATAACGTGTTGCTGTAACTGTAAACTTATACTCTTTGGTAACATTAGGCTGATAAGGAACTGTGCCTGCTAGTTCTCCAGTGCCTGTGTCTAGTGTCATGCCTGGTGGTATAGAACTTACACTACCGTCATCGTTTGTGTCTTTTAATGCATATGTAATAAAGCCTATTGTATTACTTGCATCAATTGTATCAAGATATAATGTTACATAATTATCAGCTCTACGATAACCTAAGTCTGCAGGTGTAAGCCATATTGGCGTTCTTACAAAAGTAGCATCAGCACCAAATAATGTGTTACCCGATTGCATAATAGTGTTGTCTGAACGTAGGAAATCATCTCCTACAACATATATTCTAAATAATCTTTTTTGTATTGTGTCACCGTCACTTACACTTACACGGAATTGATAGTTTCTATTTAATTTTTTAGGTGACTTAGTAGCAACACTCTTATCATAAAATTCAATATCATAATAAAAACTGTCATAACCATTTGCAGGTCTTGTACCAAAATCAAAAGGAAATGCACCATACGGACTATCATCATAAAATCCTTGTTGTGCGGCTTTGTCTAATGCTAATACAGGATCTACAACGCCAACAATTCTACCATCTCTAGTAAGTTGTATGCCCGGTGGTAATTCGCCATCGCCACTAGCAATAAAGTATTCTAGTGTTTCGCCTGCTTCGGTATCTGTGTCAGTTGCAATTAATTGAAAATCAATTGGCGCACTATCAAGTATGTAGTATGTATCATTGTTTCCAACTGGAAGTGAACCTGCTGTAGTTCCCCATATAGGTTGATCGGCACCTTTAACGCTAACATTATATGTTCGGTCTTCGATGTTGCCATCTTTACTTGCTCGTAAAACAAATTTAAAATCTGTTTCTCGTGCTACTTCTAAAGGTGTTCCTTGAAGTGTTCCTTCTTTGATTCTAAGTCCTGGGGGTAAACTTCCGCTTATAATACTAATAGTACTATCAGTTATTGCACCTAAATCAATAGGCAACAAGGCCGCCGACCTATTTTCACCCGTTTTAGCTGGGCGAAGTGTCTGACCTTCTTCTACTTCTCGAAGAGTAATGTTATTTGCTAGTGTCCACAGAGCCATACAAAAAATCCTTTATATAGCATATTTATCGTCTCTTGACTTACAATCCGTCGCCAAGATCTAAACTTACATTTGTGCCGCCGCCTGCAATAGCACCAAAGTCTACAACTGCTGTTTGAAACATAAAGTCGTATAAGTTAGTTACTGCAACAGGAGTAATAGATCCAAAGTTCCAACTGTTAGCAGGTTCTTTATAATAGTTAAGATCTCTTATATCAATGTTATGTACATTACCTGTTAAGTCACCTGCAAAGTTTGCTGTTACTGTTGTTGCATTTATTAAGCCAACGTTACCTAAATTGTATCCGTCAGCATTAAGGCCTGCCGCAAGTTTTGGTGCTGGGTCATCTTCTAATGATCCTAACGCACTTGAGTCGATAGTAATATTGCTACCATTTACTGTTGTTGAAATAAGTGTTCCACCTTGGACTGTGTAACCATTATTTTCTGTTACTGTTAAACTACCACTATCGGCAGCCACAATAAATTGTGTAACTCCTGCATCAACGTTTACAGTAATTTCATTATCTGTAGATGCTAGTGTTACATTGTTTCCGCCTACTAATGATTTAAATTGTAATTCATCAACATTCGAACTGGCATATAATCCTTCACCACTTCCTAAATTAAGAACAGTAGTTGCCTCGGGTGTTCTTAAATCTAAGTCGTTAAAGTTAAAAACAACTTTTTCAAATGCTTCTCTTAGATCATCACCTGTGCCGTCATTTGCAACTCCGCCTAGGTTTATAGTTTTTAGTGCCATGTTTGTCTCCGCTTTACTATATTTATTACATACGTCCTACAACTACTTCAATGACTCCTTTGCCATCGTCGTCTTTGTTTTCAACTGCTTTACCAATTACTGTACCTAGTTTAGGATCATTATCAACCATTGCATAACCTGCTATTGCACTTGTTACAAGCATGTCACCTTTTTCAACAGTACCAATAACTTTAACAGGAACACGCCCTGTTAATGCTAGTTCAACAACTGTATCACCTTCTAGTGTATTATTCATTAAGTATGCAGGATCTGTTGAAACAACACCTGCAACCTTACGATCACCTTTTGCTGTACAAATTGTAACTTCGTTATCACCACCAAATACTAATACTGTACCTGGCTCGTATGCTTGATCACCAACATATTTCTCTGCCAAGTCAGCAAAGTTAGCTGTTGAAGCATTACCAGCAAAGTTTGATGCTGTTAGTGTTGACGAACTAGGTGTGTATTTTAAACCAGAATTAGCATCTTTATCAATGCTTATTGCTTGTGACGTACCAGCGTCATTTGTAAATGTAATGAAAAAGTCACTAGCACTACTGTTATTAGAATTACTAACTGCTACATTTGCTGACGCACCATTTGATACTGCATTTGATACATCAGTTGTAGTAGCATAGTTATTATTAGTAAGATAAGTGCTAACTCTAGTGTCTGTGTAGTAAAGGTTAGTTCCTTCTGTTAAGTCAGCAGTATCATGATTGCTTAATGAACTAACAGTACCTGTGACAGCACCTTTAAATGTAGCATTACTTCCATCAGTTCCTGCGTCAAGTATTTTATTTGTTCCGTCACTTGCGTAAATGTCTGCTGTAAATAATCCAATAGTACTTAAATTGCTGGCGCCAATGTTAATTGTATCTGCGCTAAGTTGCCCACTTATTGTTAAGTTACCACTAGTTGGATTCATTTTAAAGTTAGCAGTAGTAAATGCACTCTGGCCGTTTCTAGATGCATACGCTAGGTTATCTCCTACCCATAGTGGATAAACAAATGCATCTGTTGCAGTATCTTCCTGTGACGACTGAAGTGTATCTGCAACACCTGCAGTATCAACACCACCTGTTAATGGTCCATTAAATTTACCATAGAATACAGTAGCCGCCGGATCTGATCCAGATTGTGCTGTGCCTACATCAACAATTAAATTACCACTACTATCTTTGATATCACCATGATGCGTACCATAGTTATCTGTAATGTATGCTTTAGACCAATAGTCATTACTTTGACCAATTGTATTAGTGCTACTTGAAACAAAGTCTACGCTTGCACTAATTTCATCACTAACTATAAGTTTATCTGATACTGCGCCTGCGCCACTTGCTGTAGCAAACACA